TGCCGAAAGATGAGATGCACCAGATCTGGCTACCAGAGGCTGACAAGTTGTACGCAGTGGTAGGATCTGGCACAGAAACGCTCTATGTGATGCACACAGGAGGCCGCTAAATGTCCTACGCAACACTCGCTCAGTTCAAGGCTGCGGTCGGCATTACCGACAGCACGGATGACACCGCACTCCAAGCCGTACTCGATGCGACCGACACGCTGATCGATCTTTACTGTGACCGTAAGACTGGCTTCGGCACAGCGTCCGAGACGCGCTACTACACGGCTGAGGATTATCAGTATGTGCTGACCGACGATCTCGTCAGCGTCACGACGCTCCAGACAGACGATGACGCGAACGGAACCTACGAGACCACCTGGACGGCTGGCACTGACTATGTGCTCGCTCCGCGCAATGCTGCGCTTGACGGCTTCCCTTACACCGAGATCGATACGAGCGTCACCTGGCCGCGCAACTTCCCTAAGGATGTCTATCTCGGCGTGAAGGTGGTCGGCGTGTTCGGCTTCCCAGCCGTACCGGCTGCGGTCAAGCAGGCGGAGATCATTCAGGCTGGCGCTGTCTGGAACAGCCGCACCGCGCCATTCGGCGTGATCGGATCGGCTGACCTTGGCGGCATCCTGCGGATGAGCCGCGCTCTGCACCCAGAGGCTGCGCTGATCCTTGAGCCGTACCGCAAGCGCGGCGGCTTGGCACGATGACCGACCTGACCATCCTTGATGCCATTGCAGCTCGGCTGACGGCAGTCACGCCGCCGACTGGCTACACGCTCCGCAAGGCATACGCCACGCCACCTGAGTCTCTGCCGGTCGTACCGTGCGCGGTGCTCTTCCCAGGCGGAGACCAGATCACGGTGGGCAATGGCAACCGCACCACGGTGCTGACGGTCAATGTCGTGGTCTACCTGCTGCCTATCCCACGGATGGATGACAAGTACCGCGACCTCTACACTTGGCGCTCGTGGCTCCGCACTGCATTCGATGGAGCGGTGACCATTAGTGGAAACGCGGTTCAGGTCGCAGTCACTGGTACTACACTCGGCACAGATACATACGCCGATCAGGACTACCTGACGGTGCAGGCACAAGCGGAAGTCACGGTCTATGACACCGTGGCGTTCACCGCGTAGAGCAAGGAGATCGAGAGATGGCAACAATCGGCGCAAAGGCTCTGACGCGAATCGCTACTGCGTCGCAGGCCGCTTTCGGAACAGCCGCGTCTATCGGCACGGCAACAGGTGAGGTCCTCTTCAACGAGACACTTGGCGCGCTCGACCTGGGCGTGACGGTTGATCTAGGCGACACCACCTCAGTTGGTAAGCGCACCGCCATTCAGGCTGGGCGACCAACGATCACCGGCAAGGCTCCAGTCTTGACAATCACTGAGGGTCCTGCATCGCTCCGCACCCTTCCGCTGATCCTTGACGCAATCGGCGCGAGCACCTCAGGCACGGCTTCGCCGTACTCGTGGACTTGGTCGCCAACACAGGGCGATGTCGACACGCTCGTGTTCTACTCGTTCCTTGTGACCGACGGCGTGCAGAAGTATCTCGTGCGCGACGCAGCTCCGACAGAGGTCACCTTCTCGGCAGATGCCACAGGCTTGCTGCAAGTTGGCGCGACCTTCGCCGCAACCGTCGTTGAGTCATCGGCACTCGCCTTCCCAACGGCAATCCCAGCGCAGCCAATGATGGCTGGTCGCTTGATGAAGCTCAGCACCGACACGAACTTCCCTGACAAGAGCGGCACTGGCGCAACCGACTTCGCCAGCGTGATGAACTTCAGCCTCTCGGTGAACACTGGCGTGGGTATGGTGACGGCACTTGATGGCAGCCTGACGGCAGCCACGGCCGCACTGACCGGCGTGCTCGATGCGACGCTGACCTTCACGGTCGTGAGCAACAGCGCGGCGACCACCTCATTCCCAATCACCGACATTGCGACGCAGAAGTTCCTGCGCCTCTACGGCACGACTTCTGACAACTACGGTGTGTGGATTCTCGGCTCGTGGGAAGTCGAGAATGTTGTGCCGCTTCAGGCGGACACCGACGGCGTGGTGATGAACGAAGTCACCTGCCGACTGGCGTACGACACGACCTCAGGCAAGTCGCTTGAGATCATCGTGGACTCGCCACTCAGCGTAGCGCCGTAAGTAGCAGCGCCGTAGGGCGCTAGGAGGGTTCAATGGCCGACAATCGGAAGGTCACCCTAGAGGGTGACTTTGCTGGATGGTACGCAGAGGTGCGCGGAAGCGTCACCGCTCGACTGATGCTTGACCTAGAGTCAGGTGAGGCGAGCCGCGTACTGCCAGCATTCGCTGGGATCGTGGTCTCGCATAACTTCAAAGGCTTGGATGGCGAGCCGGTGGCAGACATCCTTGACGCACCAGTTGAGGCGCTCGTCGCGCTGATGACTGAGTGGGCGAAGGGGAACCGACTGGACCCCAAGTAAGGCTCGCTGCACGGCGGATGTCGATGGGTCACTCCATCGCTCCACCGGCGGAAATCATCTTCCACATCCTTGGTCAGAAGTTTGGGATGTGGCCTTCCCAAGTGGCGAGCCTACCGATTGAGGAGGTAGTTCAGGCGTGGGAACTCCACGCCGAGATGCAGCCGAAGGGTAAGTAGATGGCAGTCAACGGTCTTGAGCTAGAGATCCAAGGCGATGTGCGTCGCCAGACTGAGGCGCTCCAGAAGGTCTTTCTAGAGTCGCTCGGCTGGAAGGGCGTTCGCAAGTTGGAGCAGTTCGCCACCGTGAACGCAGCTCGTGCGCTCGCGCCGTATGTGCGCGATGCTGCGCCGACTGACTCGAAGGGTCTCGCCAAGAGCGTGCGCGGCCGTCGCTCCAAGATCACACGCCCAGGTGCGGTGGTCGGTCCTGTCGGTGGCAAGAAGGGCGCGTGGTATGCCTGGCTGGTGGTCAAGGGAACCAAGCCACACACCATCCCAAAGATCACGGCGCGCAACCTCTTCAGCACGCAGAGGGTCATTGAGCATCCAGGAACTCGTGGCGATAACTTCGTAATCAAGACCGTAGAGCGTAAGATCAAGGTAGGTCAGGACGCGATGGCGAAGACCATCGTGCTGCTGATGACGGATGTCGCCAAGCGCAACAAGGTGCTCGGTCTAGAGATCGAGTACGCCAACGGCACGGCGACAAAGTTCCAGCAGGAAGAAGCGCTGAAGAAGTGGAACAAGCCTGACTTTGTCGGACCGCTCACGCCACTACAGGCTGAGGGTAAGCGCCGCCGAGAGGCGACGGATAAGGTCAAGGCAATCGCACACACGGCACGAGTCCGGCAACTACGAGCAGATGCTCAGGTGTTTGGCATCTCTCCGAATATGTCTAACCTGCGCGCAGGATAGGAGTAAGCAATGGCGAATGTCGCAGTCAACGCAACGATCAGCGCGAGAGACGCTGCGTCAGGGAATATCAACAAGGTCAACAAGAGCCTCAAGGCGCTTCAGATTGGCTTTGGTGCAGCAGCTGCGGCTGGTGCTGTTCTCGCCAAACTCACCCTAGATGCGGTCAAGGCGGCCGTAGATGACGAGATGTCGAATGCGCGGCTCAATGCTGCGCTGAAGGCTCGCGGACTCCTGACCGATGGACTCAGCAAGGCGATCCAACGCCAGACGCTAGAACTCGCTGCGCTCGGTATCACCGATGACCAGGTACGCGCCGGTATTGAGGCAGGCAGCCGATTCTTCGCGGATCAGGAGACGATCCTCCGAGCCAACGCTGTTGCGGCAGATGTGGCTGCGGTCACAGGCGCTGACCTCGCAGAGGTCATCCAGACCATCGGAAAGGCGACACAGGGTCAGACGCGCGGACTCCGCGCACTCGGCGTGCAGACCAACAAGGGCGCGACATCGCAGGAGATCCTGACGGCCATCTCTGCCAAGTATGGCGGCGTGGCGAACGAGATCGCCAATACGACCGGCGGCAAGTTCCTCAAAGCGCAGGTCGCACTCAACGAGAAGATGGAGGAGTTCGGCTACAAGTTGCTCCCAGCCGTGAATGCTGCGCTGGACTTCTTCACGCAGACGGTGGCTCCGCTCGTCATCGGCGTGCTAGAGAATATGGGCGGCGCTATTGGTCGAGTCGTTGAGAACAACTTCAATCCGTTGATGGATGCGATCAAGGAGACTGGCGACCTGCTCGGCATCAGCTTCTCAATCGACCAGCAGCAGTACTGGGATAATGTTTTCAAGCCGATTGCTGACGGCATTGACAGGGTCCGACTGGCAGTAGACCTGTTCAATGAGGCGTATAAACTCTTCTTGACATTGCAAGGTAAGTCGATCCCAGTGCCGATTACCGATACCGCACCTGGCTATACCGTTGATCCAAACACTGGTCGTCAGATCCCAATCGGCGGCGGCTCTAGTTCAACCACGCCAACGACCGTCACGGTCAACATCGGAACGGAGAAAGTTGACACCGTGGTGGCGAACTCACTTCGCCGCATCAAGCCTGGCCGTAATCAGTAATGGCAAACCCATTCAGCCTCATCGTCGCTGGCGTAGATAGCGGCGCGAACCTGCTGGATCTCCCAGCACCGAGCGCCACGACTACGCCGTATGTCGAACTGGGCAGCCTGAGCATCTCAATGTCTGGCGACGGCTCCGCCGGTGGAATGAACTTCGTGGTCATCCAGCCCAAGACGCCAGTCGGCGGACCGTGGTGGAAGTCTGGCGGCGTGTACGACAATGCGCGCGTCCAGTTCTTTGACAGCCGCTACAGCGGATCTGCGCCGATCTTCCTTGGCTTTATCACCAACATTGAAGGCGAGCTGCTAGAGAACGGCCTTGGCACGCGAGCCACGGTTCAGGCAGCACAGGCTTCTGCGTGGCTCCAGAACACCATCATCCGCAACGGCACGACAGGCATCCGCGCCACCTCATTCGTGGACTCGTTCACGCTCGGCTCGTCTACCTCCACCGACCGCGACATCATCAACGGCTTGCTGGCTCGCGTGAATACGCAGGTCAATGATGCGACCACGCGACAGATCCTAGACACGAGCGTGATCAGCGGATCAACGCGCGCGATCTACACAGGCTCCGCGCAGACCGTAGGAAAGCAGACCTTCCAGGCGACCACACTCCAGAGCGCCATCGATCAGGTAGTGGAGGAGGCTGGCGGACTCACCTCAACGCAGTATCGCTTCTGGGTGGATAACAGCGCACGCCTCAACTATGGTCCAGTCACCGCAGCTCCGAGTGTGGCGACCGCTCCTGCCGAGATCGTGACCGATCCTGCAAGCGCGCAGACTGGCTCCACCGGCGCAGCCACGCGCCTACTGGCACGCGACCTCCGCGTCAATCTCGACCACGACAATATCGTCAAGGGCATCTTTGTGATGGCGGACTCAGCCTACGCGCGGTATGACAGCAACCAGACCTGGCCGACCGCGCCGACCAACGACCCATACTTCCGCACCTACACAGGAACCTACAGCCGCAACGGTGCTGGACTTGCAAGCCGCAATGGTCCTCTGCCGCACGAAGTCTTTAGCGCTCCAAAGATCGTCAAGAAGGCAGACCGTGGCGCAGACATTGGCTTGCTCGCACGAGCGACGATGACGAGCCGCGCGCAACCGCGCCGCACCGTGACCTTTACCGTGGCAGGTGCAGATCTGGCGCAGACCTCCAACCCTGACTGGGAGTACGGCTACACCCAAGGCTACGCCTACAACGGCGCAACCTATGACCTGATCAAGGCGTGGCTGCCAGGGCAATATGTCAAACTGACTGCGCCATCGCTGGACTTGTCCTCTGCGATCCTCTTCGTCGCATCGGTCACGATGCGCTTCGCACAGGGTGGTGGAACCTATCAAGTGCAGTATGAGATCGAGGCGGACTTCCGCCGGCAGTATCTAAGAGGCCTTCGCGGCATCATCGGAGGAGAGTAAGAGTGGGCAGATACGGAACAGACCTAACAGGATTCGGAGCCTTTGAGGGCGGCGTAAACGCCGACAAGGGCGCACCGCTCGTCAGCACATCGAGCGACGGCGAGACTGCGCTGCTCTTTGGTCCAGCTGCGCTGCGCGAGATTCAGGCTGGTGTGGCTAATGGTGACTTCTCCATTCCGCCGGATGCAGCAGGCGACACGATCACCGAAGAGAACCCACTGCCCTACTGGACTTGGACTCCTGCAACTGGCATCACGGCGGCAATCGTCGCAGATTCAGGATCTGGCTCTGGGAATATTCTGAGAGGCACAATGGCGGCAGGTACATATGCCAGTGACACTTTCGGCGTGCTAAGTAGGATCATTCCTGTAGCGACATCGAGGGCGCGAGACAGCGTCTATGTTCCACTTGTAAGTTTGAAAACTACTACGCCTGCTGCATCAATCGCATTCAAATGCACCTATCAATATCTAACACAGGACTTTGTCAATACTGGAACGGCAATGTCGCGCACAGCTACAAATACGACTTCAACGGCGACAACATATGGACCAGATTCAGTGACTAATGCTCATACACCAGCAGACGCTGCTTATCTAAAAATCTCAATCAGTC